TTTTGGCTGTGTTCCACCAAAGTTTGTTTCAAGGGAGTTCTTCTGGTCACGGCTAGCATTAGCCTTATTAGCATTAGCCTTATCTTTAGCAGCCTGTTGAGCACGGGCTTGGTCTGGTGAACGTGCGACCATTATCTGTTAACCTCCGTAGGACCTGCTGTATTAACATCTCTTGAATATGAATTAAGCAATGGCTTAAATATTAATCTGTTTGCTTCAGAAATTGCTGGACTAGACTTAACTAACTCATCAATAATTTCTACTATCTCTGCTTTTCTTTGCTCTTTAATTTGAGTAAAGTCATAGCGTCTACCCATTGATTCATCGTTGGCCATAACCACAAAGGATGCAACTTCTTCAAGAATTAGTTTCATTGCCTTGCGAGTCTGCTTGTCAACAGGAGTCTTATTGCTATTGATTGCTTCATTAAGAGACTTAAACTTCTTGCCTAGTTCGCCACGCTCATTAATAGAACCATTAATGGCAGCCTCTAGATAAGGGTTAGAAGTAATCAAATCCTTTTTAGACTGAGCAGCAATGTTAATTAACTCTTTACGTTCCTGTGTTATGCCAACTGTTTCAAGTCTTTTTTCCAACTCATTGCTGATTTCAAAGTACTTTTCTTTATCCTCTGCAATTTGAAGGCGTAGTAAGTAATCTTCAAACTCTGGTAACTTAATTAAACCCTCTGCCTGCAACCAGTTATAAACATCTGAGTTGTAATCACCAGCACGTGGTGCAAACAGATAAGCAACTTCCTTGTAGGTATCTACAAAAGACTTGTTTTTAATAGCCCAGTCTTTAACTTCAGTTGTCTGTGCAATAAATACCTTGTATTCCTTTTCAGTGCGTGGCACTGTCCAGATTATTTTGCCTGGGTTTTTACCTACAAATGTAGCAACTGCTAGGTCAAATACATCACTAACATCATCACCAGCATTACGAAGAATACCATTATAGATATCCCAGAACTCTGCCTTAAAGGATGTAATACCAACTTTACGCATGTATGCAGGTAGGTCTTTACTTTCCTTAAATGTTGGCATACCTGGAGATATATAACCCAAGATAGTGCGAGCAATAATAATGTTGCTAGCAGAAATCTTTAGATTGTCAATGTACTTTTTCTTTTCTTCGGCTGTAGCATCCTCTGAAATACCTAGTCCATTAGCCTGGAAATAAGCCATTGCCTGAAGGGTTGCAGTTGTAGACTGCCTATCCCACTCATATGGAGTAAGCGTTGATAGTGCACCCATACTTGTATCAACCAACATAGGTGTTATTGCTTTTCTAAATGTCATTGAATCGGCAAAGTTACCCAATCCAATCTGACCAACTACGTCAGCGGCTTTTTCAAATCTAGGTTGTAGTGATTCAACCATACCTTCTTGATTGCCAGGTATAATTCTTTCTGCAAATGGAACTATATTACGCAGTAGTGCACGAAGAGAAAGAATACTTACTGCTCCAATAGGACCAGCAAACGCTGGTTGACCAGCATCTGGTGCAAAAGATGGGTTAATCAAACGTAACTTTAATGTAATGTCATTAAATGTTGGTATGTTAAATGTCTTGTTGCCAGTTAGGGTACGAATAACTGGTTCAATTGCAGAGTTAATAATAGTATCTGTAGGGAATACAACATACTTGTCTCCCTTATCATCTTCGTAAACATCTCCTGCTGCATCTAAACCAGTGTTTATTAAACGCAAACGATACAAAGTACGCAATGGTGCCTTTGTAAATAGACGATACATACGGCGATGGAAGTCTTCTGTTGCACGGTAGAATCTACCAACAGAACGAACTGATACCGCAAAGTTAGACTTAACTTCTGGGTTATCTACATACTCTAAAAGTTTTTCGCTTGAGTCTTTAAAAGCAATTTCAACAGTCTGTTTTTCAGCATGTGCTGCTGCTCTGGTTTTAGCCAGTGCTGGCGACATACCCTGCTCAATTAATTCCTTTTCCATGCGGTTGCGTAGCATGTTTTCGTAAGGAACAAGGCTATCCATTCTTTGGTCAAAGTAAATCCACAAAGCCTTCTGACGATACATACCAGTAACAGTCGCATCCATTACTTCCATAGACCAGTTCTGGAACTTTTCAAGAATCTTAGGCAGTCCGCCTTCTTCTTCAAAGACAGCCATATCCTTATTGTCGCCATGGCTAACAAGTCGTGTATTAATTTCACCGCTTACTGGGTGGCGACCTAATGTTACCTTTTGAAACTCATCAAAAGTAATAGCAGCAGACGCATTTTCCCAAGCATTGTCCATACTCTGCTTAGATTTCATGCGGAAGATTTCAATTTCTGCATACTTACTTTTAACTAAGTCAAATAGTTCTTCATTGTAAGTATTTGGACCGCCGTGGAATGTGTTTCTCATGTCAAGAAGCATGTTCTCTATATGGATACGTGCAATCTGCTCATCAGGCACACCCTGTTGGCGATAGTAAACTGTTGATGAAAACTTTGATAGAAATCTTTTGGCTAGTTCTGGATTAGTTACAGCAAAGCCTTCAATTTCATCGCTGTATCCAACACCCATAGATTCCATTAACTCATTACGGGCTGCAACAAAGTCATCTTTTGTCTTTAATGCATTGTGCTTATAAAAAACTGGGGCTGGAGATAACTTTATTCCAGGTGCAATAGGCTCGCTGTTGTAAGGAAAGCGAATAGACCAGTTATCAAAGTGAGTCACAGCAATGGCTGACTCTGACATTTCTGAAACCTGTCGAGGAGTGTACTTACCACTCTTTACAAGCCCAGCATCTGTCATCATCTTGCTTAAATTGCTAGGAGTAAACATTGAATCAATAAAATCTACATCTATTTTTCCAGATATAGAAGAACGTGCACCCATTGAGTTAATCATTGACTCAAATACAACTGGATTATTACGCATTAACTTTTCAATGTTTTTCCAAGTTGATTCTGAAACAGTGTTTTTGTATAAATTCTGAGCACGGTAAACCATGTCTTCACGAATTAGTGCCATTGAGATTTCTGCCTGTGGAACATTGTATCCACGCTTAACAGATTCCATTTCCGCTAATTTTCTAATAGCGTTATAACGAACCTCTGGGCTAAACTTTTTAGTTGGGTCAAGGTTTTTCATGACCTTATACAAAGCACGGGCATACTGACCCTGTGCTGCTCTTGAACCAGTAATAGATGTTAAGGCTCTTGTTGGAAATATTGCTTCGCCCTTAAGAAATGCCTTGACATCATAGTATGGAGCATACATAAAGAAGAAAAATGTTTCATCAATAGCAGAACGTATACCCAAACGTGGGTACAGTGTTAGGTCTGCCCAAAAGTCTGTATACTTACGGACAAAATTGTTTCTTGTTGCACCGCCAAGTAGGTTTGTAAAGTTAGTTTTTTCACTTAGTTTAGATGTAGCAGCATACTGATACAACAAATCGTAAGGAAGTGGTGCTATACCATCTGTCATTTGTGATGGCTCAATAATTCCCTTTGATGCTTGGAATGGAATATCATTTTCATAGCGAATTAGATTAGGACTAATTTCATCTACCCACTCAAGAGGCACTTCGCTTCTTGTTGTAGAAAGCATACCTGTTTCGTTAAAGGTTTTAGCAAGGATTTCTTCTGCTTGAGCCTTACCGCCAGGGCTACCATACATTCCAATTTTAATCATGAATGCATTGTAAAGATTACGAATCATTGTAATCTGAACTTCTGCTGATTCATTTGGGTATGCCTCAGCAAAAGCGTCAGCAAATTTTGTATCCATTACCTGATTGGCTAGGTTTCTTACGCTCTCAACTGTCTTAATAGAGTTGTCGCCCCAAAGGATACGACCAGGTGAGCGGCTTAAACCAGTTCCAATTTGATAAGCAATCTTACGTGCACTTTTTACATTGCTTTGCAATTGGAAAATATCTTCAATGTTTGGATTAAGTAAAACTTCTGAGTCATTAGATACTGTTTTTAAAGTATCCATAATAGACTTTAAGCCTTCGTCATTTTGACGAATTGCTTCATCGGTTGCTTTTGCACCAATAGTAGGATTAAACAAATCATAGGCAGTTCTGTGAACTGCAGATGTCATGTTTCTATAAAAACGAGCAACAGGAATACCATCACGGCGGAATGAAACACCATCAACTGGACCTGAAAGCAAAGTGTCAAAGTCGTCTACTTGTGTAAAGAATCGCTTAGCGCCGTTGGCGTTCCAGTCGTTAGTTTTTTTCATTTCTGTTGAAACTAATTTTACTAACTCTCTGTTGCGATATTCAGGGTAGCCTTGTTTAATCTCGTTCCATATTTGAGATTTACGCGTTGGACTTTCAGCCTCTGTGTATCGTCTAAACAAAGGACCTAATTCGTTATCCCAAAGGTTAATAACTTCTGGTTGGCGAAATGCCCAGTCCATTCCAGCAGCAGCAGTACCAGCCTTTTCAGAAATAAACTGATACTGGTCTGCCATTCTTTGTCCGCGAGACTTTAAACCAACAAATTGCATGGCTTCTTTTGCCCCAACTTGAATACCATCTACGCCTTTGGTAAATGCTTTAGCCGCTGGGCCTACACCAACATAAGTTAACGGGTCAATAGCAACCTGATAAATAGCATCAACTGGACCTGAAACAAGTTTTTTGGCTTTTGTTACACCCTGCTTAGTTGAAACATCAATGCCCAACATTTTAGTAAACTTAACGGCCCAGTGATTTTTATTAACAGTAGTACTGTTTGCTGGCATTTTATTTGCAAAGTCACGACCTGGTGAAACTTGAGTTTCCAACTTAAGTGTATTTAACAAGTTGTCAAACTTGGCAGGTTCATCGCCCATGAATTGAATAGCGGCATACATGTCAGCATCAACTGGTCCGTACTCATCAATTGACTCACCAATTGTGCGACCTTCTGCATTACCTCTTGCTAAAGTAATTAACGCTTTTCCATATTGCTTTTCAAACTTAGCAACTTTATCCCAACGCCAAGAGTTTAATCCATTGTAAGAATCTGAAAGAAGTTTCTTTGTAAATGGTTTACCTTGCTGCATTTGAACACGAACAATGTTTGCTGTATTTAATGCCTGTCCGTATTCTTCTGCAACTTTAAATGCTGCAATAAATGGGCTAGCAACAGCGGTAACACTTCCCATTGCTGCTTTACCAATGCCTTGAACAACCTTACCTAATAAACCTTGTTCTGGTAAGAATTGTTCTTTGTCAGAATAAATATAACGAATGTTGTTCTGCACAATTGGGTCAAGTTTTAAAAACTCTTCACGTGCTTTTTTGTCACTTAGTTTAAGTAACTCTTTACCCTTTTTGTGGCTTTGAGATAATTGCTCAACCATAAGTCTTGACTTAGCATCAAGGGTTGATTTAATAGCAGCAGAATAAAAGTTAGGACTTAACTGTGCTACAGATGGGTCTAATGGCACCTCTGGCATTAAGCACCACTATCTTCTAGCATACGATAAATTAATTCTGTATCACCAGTTGGGTCTTGCTGTGCAATCTTTCTAATAACAGAAAGAACTGTTTGCTCAGTACTAGGAAGATTTAAAATACTAGAATCAGGACCAGGACCAAAATCTGCACCAGCAGTAATTGGTTCATCCTTAAACTTTGTTTCAGCAGTCAATGGAGTAATGTCTAAACGACTAGTTCCAACTTGTTCAGTACCTTGCATAGGTGCAGCCATTTGTTGTTGCATGGTTGCTTGTCCCTCGCCGTATGGCATACCAGCAATATACTTTGCAGGTTGTGTGGCATTACCTGATTGCCCATCGCCACCTGTTGCAGAGATGTTTGCTGGATTATTTTGAGGAGCATCTGGGCGGAACCCACCACGATTTTCTGGTGCAGTTGTCACTCTTCATCCTCCTCTTCTTCAATGGGTTCGTGTTTAGTACCAAGCACTTCGCTGTTGTACTCTTGTGCCATCTTCATCATGCCGTATGCGTTCCACGGTGTCATGGCATCGCTAACTTCTGTGTGTAAATATCGGGACCCTTCGTAGTCTGCCCACTCAGTTATAATTAACCAGTTGGTGCAGATAAAGTCAGTCCCCTTCTCATCCTCATCTACAAGGATTCTTAACGCTTCTTCTATTTTTTTTCTAAACTCTTTACTCATTTTGCACTTTGTATCTTTACCACAACTGGCTCAGCAGTGTGGATGTCCCAACGAGATGCAATCTTAATCGCCATTCTAATATCTATTTCCGCCACCTTCGGCGTAGTTTGCTTTCTAGAATTAGCAAAAGCCTCAATGGCACCGAGAGCAATGTCACCACCAGAGCCAGAACAGTAGATACCGCGAACATCGCGGTCCCAAGAATAATCTTCAAAGATAGGATAAATAACTCCACGAACGACAACAAGAAATTGAGAATCATGTGCTGCTGCGTCTCCGTCCTCTTTCATGTCATAACCAGAATCAATAAATAACTTACGCATTGCTGGTATAAACGTCTGTGTCATAAACACATCTAAGTCATCTGTAGCACGTGGCTTAGGGGCTTTCCACCCAAACTGCAAAATATTAGAACCACGACTAGCACCAGAACCTGCAATTAAGATTCCATTGTTTTCAATAATCTTATGTGTTGCCAGTTCCATAAAGCGACCATCATCACCAGATGAACGAGAGTCACAGCCAACTGCTGCCCAACCATTTCCCTGAATTGCTACAAGCGTTGTCATTGTCCCCTCCTCTAATTATCTACGCGTAACTGTCCTTGCTGATGCTGAGGCTTCTCCGCCTGATGTTAAACTTGCTAAAAGACTTTGTAGTGGTGCTGGACCTTGTGGACCTTGAGGTGCGCCTCCTGCTGGCGCTGCGGGAACAGGGGACGGTTGCTCAACCTGTGCACCAGCAGGAGGTAATTCTGGCGCAAAGACTTCTTCAACCGCATCCTCTACTGGTATGCCACGTTGACGAGCCTTAATTACTCCAGCAATTTTCTTTACCACGCCCGATGGGTCCCCACCTTGTACAGCCATTTGTGGAATTGCTTGTGTATATGCTTGCAAAGAACTAACAAGTGCTTTACGCATATTTTCAATTTCAATCTTTTCTTGCTCTTGTGTTACGTTAATACCAAATGGTAGTTCACGCATTGCTAGGTCTGTAGAAATTA